TAGCGTGTCTGCCCCACCGTCTTTAATGCGGATTACATGATCCAAGTGCAGCCCATTTTCCCAACCTTTTATTGCTGTCCACCTAGGGGCTTTCAGGTCTATTGGCCGTCCGCATAGGTGACAATCAGAACCCCAATGGTCAACCACCTGCTTCCAAGTGTAAGGAAAACTCTCAACAAGCTTTTGCCTAATTCTTCGAGTAATTCTTGACTTTGCAAACTGCTGTGGGCTTTCTTTATATTTAGCTTTCCAGTCAGAATTAATTCGGTCTCTGTTTTTTATATAATAGGCCTGCTTAGATTGCTGAGCCTTTTCTGGGTTGTCTAAGCGCCACTGCTTTACTCGGTCACGATTTTTCTGCGCATTGTTTTTTAGGTAAGCTCTAGACCTTGCCCTGCCACAGTCGGCGCAATCGGGCCTAAGGTTGTCGGTTTGACGTAAATCTTGGTAAAAGTATGGCTTTTTTCTTGGCTTAGTTTGACCGCACTTAGTGCAGGTCTTATACTCTGTCATAGTGGACTCCTTTTTAGTCTGCTCATGCCCCAGGGTGGTTCGTGCCATCGCTGGGGTCTTTAGTTTACTACAAATGTTAGACTTGTTCTATGGCAAAACGAATAGCTGACTGGCGACTACCCTACGACGCTAAATACATTACAGCGCATTATGGCGAGATGAGTGAGTACCGTCGTGCTAATGGTATGCAAAGTCATTCGGGCACTGATTTTGCTAGACCAAGAGGTACAAGGATTCCGGCTATTGCAAAGGGAACCATTCGCAATATTCAATTTAGCAAAGTTTTAGGCTGGGTTTTGACACAGACAGCAATGGACAAAGACGGCAAGATCTGGTTCCTTTCATATGCTCATATGGATAGCAAGCCTGGATATTCGGTCGGGCAGAAACTTCGTAAGGGTCAAACCGTGGGACTGCTGGGCAACAGCGGTCAATCATCCGGCCCTCACGTCCACGTCACAGCCTCTAGGACGCTCAAGGGCGTGTTCGGTGTCACATCGGCCAAGGTAGATGTTTACAAGCTCATACTGGCCAACACAAGGCGTGCCAAGGCAGTACAGGCTCCTGCACCGTCAGGGCCACCTAACCGGAAGCGTACAGAAAAGGTATGCACGTGTTGCAAAAGACCGTTCTAAGGATGCTTGACGGCGTTTTCTTTTTGAAGGACGAGCCTGATTCCGAGGTTGGGCCTAACTGGAAGTTTCGGCGCAAGCTAATCTTCGGTTCGTATCGCCTTGGCTTTGCAATGATTTTATTCGGTGCGCTAACATTCCTGGTGGATCAGTGGGGAGTTGGCGTAACCTTGATAACAGGTGGAGTGTCACTTATCTCTATCATCACAACGGCTTACACTGTAAGTGCATCGTGGCAGGACGGTAAGAACACTAATACAGAATGGACGAATGAAGATGTTTAGTAAAGAATTTTGGTCTTACAGCGGAGAACGCGCTATCAAGACCGTTGCGCAATCAGCACTGGCTTACCTAGGTACCGGAAGCGTTGGTCTTTTTACTGTTGACTGGACAGGGTTACTGTCTATCTCACTTGGAGCAGGGCTGCTTTCAATCCTGACTTCCATTGTTTCTAAGAAGTAGCTAACCTAGCCTTGCGTATCCTGGCTCTTTGACCAGAGCCTAAGCCACCCCAGATACCATATTGCTCATTGTTTACTAATGCAAACTCAAGACATAGCGCTTGAACAGGGCAGGCTTTACACAAAATAATTGCTTGTCGCTTCTCTGGAAGCCTATGCGCACCCTCCGGAAACCAAGCTTCTGGATCGGACTGTTGACAAGATGGCGCTCCCGTTTCACGGATGCCGTTGGCCAATGCTGTAAGTGCTTGCTCTGAATTCATAAGCAAAAGCTAACCCTACAAATTTAGTTTGTCAAATCCGCTCTTCGGGCGAAGTCCCGCCCCATACTCCGTAAACCTGATCTGTCTCTATGGCGTACTCGTAGCACGCATCTATAATCGGGCACGAATGGCAAAGAGCCTTGGCTGCCTTAGTCGCTGCCAATCTAAGCTCTGGTGTTCCTAAGTCTTCTGGAAAGAACAAGTCCGGCAATCTTTCGCAAGGCACGCCACCTTCTTTGTGGATGCTTTGTAACAATTTGATATACCTGGTTGTAACTTGTCCGTTGCCCATAGTAGGGTTCAGACTACCAACAAAAGGAGCAACACATGGAGTTTTTTACACCGGAGCGTCTAAACGGCGCACGATTAGTCGGCCTATACACCCCAGGAAGCCCTGAGTGGCACGCTGAGCGGTCTTTGGGTATCGGTGGTAGTGAAGTGGGCACCATACTAGGTTTGAACCAGTGGGAGAGCGCCTACGCTCTTTGGGCCAAGAAGCTAAACCTGATCCCGTCCGAGATAAAAGAAAACTGGGCAATTCGGTTCGGTAAGGCTTTTGAAGCGCCGATACTAAATCTGTGGGCAGAAGAGCATCCCGAATACGAAGTCTTTGAGACTGGCACCTACGCAGACGAATTCTGCGACTACAGACGCGCTAATCCAGATGCGATTGCACGCCACCGCGAAACTGGCGAGCTAATGGTGGTCGAAGTCAAGACGGCGCGGATGCCTTGGGACGAAGTGCCTAGATCTTACTTAGCGCAAGTGCAGCACTACATGGGCGTACTAAAGATACACAAGGGCATCATTGTCGCAGTGGCAGGCATGACCTGGAACGAATACGACGTGCCATTCAATCAAGACCTTATAGACGTGCAGAACACGGCGCTTGACCGCTTCTGGAATTCAGTCCAGACGGAAACCAAGCCAGACTGGGACGGCTCTGAGTCAACCTACAACGCTGTCAAGTACATGAACTCTGACATAGAGGAAACTGAAGTTGACCTTGGCGAACTAGGCCACGAACTTTACAAGGCGCAGATAGCGACCGACGAAGGATACAAATACTTGATGTTGCTCAAATCTAGGACACTAGATACTATGGGTTCTGCTAAACACGGTTTAGTGGATAACATACGAGTAGCATCACGACAAATCAGGGCTGGATCTCCAACCTTGATCGTAAACAAGAAGGCAAACCTATGAGCGAAGAAAAAGAAACAATGCCCTTAGAGATAGGGCTTGGTAGTTACATCGGCCTCCGTAAAGGCGGAACGCTAGTCACGGGATTAGTCAACGGCATAAAGCTTGCCGACGGCATCCTAGAAAAGATATCCCTAGAAGATATAGACCTGTGGTTCTACATGGACTCTGGCTGGGGCTTTATTGAGATGACCGGAGAGGACGAAGATGCCGAAGTTTGATCTATCTAAGTACGCGACCGTTGCAGAACGCCTGCAAATGGTCTACGCGGAGTATCCAGACGCAAGAATGGTTACTGAGAACCTGACAACTGTTGCCGATCGTTCGGTGTCAACTTGGGTGGTCAAAGCATCTCTCTACCTGACTGCTGGCGACCAGGCTAACGGCTTGGCTAAAGCAACTGGTCACGCCTTTGAGGTTGACGGTACTGGCGGTGCCAACGTGACATCGGCCCTTGAAAATGCGGAAAGTAGCGCCTGCGGCCGAGCCATGGCCCTAGGGGGTTGGTCTGGCGACCGAACCTCGCTTGCATCGCGTTCTGAGATGGAGAAGGTTCAACGCGGAGTCACGCCAAAGCCTACGATTCGAGATTACGAAGCGGAAGCATCTAAACTAAAAGATGTAGACGGAC